TGGGTAATGACCGGAGGGCAACCGTTCGGGGCTAAGGGCTAAGAACCAACACCAAGACGCATGAGGATTGACCCGACTTCTGGCCGAAGAAGGGGCTGGATGCACTAGCACTGGCACAGTCCTCAGCCGTGTTGGGAAAGCTGCCTCACCCCGTCCAAACTTTTGGACTCAAGCGAACTTACCGAGGCAGCGAGTACCGACAACTAAAACACATAAGGAGATTGCCATGAGCGGCAAACTAAAGGCGAATTACCAGACAGGCGAGGGGCAGGTACTCCTGCCATTTGAGTTCCACAACGCTGATGCAAAAATCCGTGAGGCTGTGCTGAAGTGCTGGATTAATGGCCTGCTCGATGAACTGAATCTATGCCTGATCCCAGTAGAGTCACAGGGAGATGTTGCGGAACTGGAAGACATCCCGCTGCCCCCTCACGATAAAATTACACAGACGCAAGTAAAGGCCGATAAGTGATTCTTAATGAGACCGCAATATCCCACATTGGGATCATCTACCATCTAAGGATGGGTGAAGGCCGCTTTGAGGTGGTGACCGGCATCAACTTCAAAGCCGGGATGCAGGACGAGTTGATCGCCGAGGACGGTAAGACAGTTGCCCAGATGCGCCGAGAGGATCTACACCAGAAGCTTGACGCATGGTTAGATAGCGAATTAGCTGAAGATGACTTATAGTTCTGACAAACGAACTACCGGAGACTGATATGTCTGAGCCATCCGACGATATTACGCCAAAGCAAGACAAGCCCCGAAAGAAGATGGGGCGACCTACGCTCTATACGGAAGAGATAGCAGCAGAGATACTCACTCGCATAGCTGAGGGAGAGTCGCTCAGAGCAATCACAATGGAACAAGGTATGCCCAGCCACTCGTCTGTGTACCTGTGGTTGCTGCAACGCTCTGACTTCTCGGACAAATATGCGCGAGCGCGGGAGGAGCAGGCTGACACGCTGGCTGACGAGATCGTGGCGATCTCCGACGAGCCGCCCGCTGAGGTGACTGATGACAAGGGCATAAGCCGCATTGATAGTGGCTGGGTGACATGGCAGAAGAACCGGGTTGATGCTCGTAAGTGGGTGGCGGCGAAGCTCAAACCCAAGAAGTACGGTGACCGCCAGATCGTGGCTGGTGACAAGGACAACCCGTTAACCGTGACCCCGGAGGCCACGTTCTTTGCTGACCTGTTGACCAAGATGGAGCAGGCTGGGAGGGATAAGTGACGGACGAGAAGATAGTCAGCCTGTGGCTGCATTCCAATCACTGGGACATCACAGGCTTTAACCGCACAATCGCTGACCTCCGCAGTTTCACTGAGACGGTGACTAAGGCTGACCGCGAGGACATTGCCCTGCTGGTCGAACAGATGGGCATCGAGGGCTACGGTACGCTGGCTATCGCTGCCGCCATCCGCAAGGGAGAGACAAGCGCCCAGTCGCTGGCTGACACCTCGTCACCCGCCAAGCTACGCCGCAAGGCTAACAGCCCGTGGACTGAACCGGGATACTAATGACTGACCTGAGCGTCCTGAGCGATCCAAAGATCGTCGAGAAGTTCGCGGCGCTCCCGCACACGCAGCAGGTTGCCTATATGTGGCGCATGAAGTGGCTGGCGCAGGCTCACTCGCACCAGATCCTGCCTATAGGTAAGTGGTGGACTATCTGGCTGCTGCTGGCTGGTCGTGGAGCCGGGAAGACCCGCACCGCAGCCGAGCAGCTAGGCTGGTGGGCATGGTCGGAGCCGAAGACGCGCTGGCTGGTAGCCGCCCCGACAAGCTCTGACGTATCGTCTGTTTGCTTTGAGGGTGAGTCTGGCCTCCTCAACGTGATCCCGGCGGATCTGATATCAGACTACAAATCACAGAAGCAGGAGCTTTACCTGATCAATGGCTCGATGATTAAGGGTATCCCAGCGTCCGAGCCTGAGCGGTTCCGAGGCCCACAGTTCCACGGTGGCTGGTTCGACGAGCTAGCGGCTTGGGATTACTTGCAAGAGGCGTGGGATATGATCCAGTTCGGTATGCGACTGGGCGACCGTGTCCGCCAGATCGCCTCGACCACGCCAAAGCCAAAGGAACTGATCAAGGAGCTTGTGACCCGTGAAGGCACAGACGTAGTCATCACCAGAGCCTCGACGTACTCTAACCTCGACAACCTCGCGCCCCAGTTCAAGCAACAGATCCTCAAGTACGAGGGGACGAAGCTGGGCAGGCAGGAGATTCATGCTGAGGTGATCAACCCCGAAGAGGACGGCATCATCAAGCGTAGCTGGATCAAGATATGGAAGGCTGACAAGCCGCTGCCTGAGTTTGAGTACATCATCATGAGCCTTGACACGGCGTTCACCGAGAAAACCGCAGACTCTAAGGGCGACCCTGATCCGAGCGCCTGCTCAGTCTGGGGCTACTTCAAGTATGACAAGAAGCCCGCCATCCTGCTGCTCGACTGCTGGGAAGATCACCTTGGCCTGCCTGACCTGATCACGAGGGTGAAGCAGGAGATGAACGTCCAGTACGGTCAGGGCGACATGAAGCCGGTCATTGCCCCGCTAGTTGGCCCCAAGTCATCCTACCTCGTCGGACGTAAACCTGACCTGCTGCTGATCGAGGACAAGGGGTCAGGTATCAGTCTGCGCCAGATGCTGGCTCGTGAAGAGATCCTTGCTTACCCGTACAATCCGGGCAGGGCTGACAAGCTGGCTCGGCTGCACATGGTGTCGCACATATTTGCACATGGGTATGTTTGGGTGGTAGAGTCTGAGAAGCGACCAAATCAGATCAAGACTTGGGCGGAGCCGCTTGTCTCGCAGCTTTGCAGTTTCACGGGTGAGAAGTCGATCAAGCATGATGACTTGATGGACTCGGCGACGCAAGCGATCCGGTTCCTGAGCGACAAGAATATGCTGGCAATGACGGTTACGCAACCTGAGCCATTGCCAAAGAGACAAAAGCAGTACACAAACCCTTACGCGATTTAAGAGAGTGCTATGGCTGATCCGATGAGTCCAGATGATGAAGCAAAAGACCCAGCGGGTCAGATGTTTCCGGTTGACGAAGATCCTGATGTGATCGATATGCCTGACGGCGGAGCGATAGTCAAGATCGATGACAGTCCCTCGCTGGGCGACTCGGAGTTCTACGACAACCTTGCTGAGAAGATGCCAGAGTCTGAACTGGCTGCGATTGGCTCTGAGCTATCGGATCTGGTCGAGAAGGACAAGGAGTCACGCAAGAAGCGCGACGAGCAGTACGAAGAGGGTATCCGCCGCACTGGTCTAGGTGATGACGCTCCCGGTGGCGCTAACTTTGTTGGTGCAAGTAAGGTCGTGCATCCGATGCTGACTGAGGCTTGCGTAGACTTCTCAAGCCGGGTGATCAAGGAGATATTCCCACCCGGTGGCCCCGCCAAAGAGAAGGTCATCGGTAAGATGACGAGGCAGAAGTACGAGAAGGCGCAGCGCCTGACCAACTTCATGAACTGGCAGATGACTAAGCAGATGCCTGACTTCAGGGCAGAGCTTGAGCAGATGGCGACCCAGATGCCCTTGGGTGGTGTCCAGTACCTGAAGGTCACATGGGATGCCAAGCGCAAGCGCCCGAACCCGACATTCGTATCAGTCGATGATGTCTACCTGCCCTACGCCGCAACCAACTTCTATACCGCCGAACGTAAGACCCACGTTCAATACATCACAAGGCTTGAGTACCAGCGCAGAGTCCAGAGCGGTATGTACCGCGACATCGACTTAGTTGATGCCTCACTGATCCCTGACCAATCCAAGGCTGAGAAGGCTAACGATAAGATCGAGGGTCGTGATGGCGGCTCCTACAACCCGGACGGGCTGCGGACGGTCTTTGAGGTGGCCTGCTTCTATGAGGTTGAGGAAGAGATCCTTCCGTACATTATCCACATCGATAAGTCTACCAAGCAGGTTCTGGCTATTTACCGTAACTGGGAAGAGGAAGACGAGCAGCAAGAAGAGATGATCTGGATGGTCGAGTTCCCGTTCCTGCCTTGGCGTGGAGCGTACCCGATTGGCCTGACGCACATGATCGGTGGCCTGTCGGCTGCTGCCACAGGTGCTTTGCGGGCGTTGCTCGACGCTGGTCACATCAACAACTTCCCCGGCCTGCTAAAGCTCAAGGGTGGATCCGGTGGTCAGACTGACCGCATTGACCCAACCGAGGTGCATGAGATCGAGGGCAGCTTCGGTCAGGATGACATCCGCAAGGTCATGATGCCGATGCCGTTCAACCCGCCTAGTCAGGTGCTGTTTACCCTGCTCGGCTTCCTCGTTGACTCAGCCAAGGGTGTGGTTCGCACCACGTTTGAGGATCTGGCAGACACCAATAACAACGTCCCAGTCGGCACGACGCTCGCTCGCATGGAGCAGGGCATGGTCGTGTTTAGTTCGATCCACGCTCGCGTCCACTCAGCAATGGCTCGCCTGCTAGATGTCCTGTACCGGATTAACCGGATGTACATGGACGAGCAGGACATTATCGACGAGACGGGTGAACTGCTGGCCTACCGCAAGGACTTTGAAGGCCCACTTGACGTTATCCCAATCAGTGACCCGAATATCTACTCCGAGACCCAGCGATTCGCACAGGTTCAGGCGGTTATGCAACGGTCGGACACGCATCCTCAGCTTTATGATCTGCGTAAGGTCGAGGAGATGTTCTTAAAGCAACTGAAGATCCCTGATGGGGATTCGTTGCTGCTGCCGAAGCCTGAAGTGCAAGAGATGAACGCCGTCAATGAGAACTTGGCTGCGACGATGGCTCGCCCGGTGGCTGCATACCCTGAGCAAGATCACCTTGCCCACTTGCAGGCTCACCTTGACTTCATTCAATCGCCTGTACTGGGGCATAGCCGCATAGCTGCTCCGACCGCCATGCCTATCCTGCTGGATCATATCCGCGAGCATATGGTGCTTTGGTACGTTTCGCACACGGTTTCAGTGGCATCGGAGGCAGCGGGCGTGGACGTTTCAGGGCTGTTCAAGGATCTATCGAAGGAAGATCGCAAGGATTACGACAAGATGCTGGCTGCTGCAAGCCAATCGGTCGTGAAAGAGGCCAATGAGGTGCTGAAGTCTATCCCGCCGATCTTAGAGGAGTGCATCCAGTTCCTGCAATCGATCCAGCCTCCGACGCAAGACCCGGCGAAAGAAACGGCGGCAGCAGAAACACAGCGTCGTGCAGCGGCTGACCAGCAGAAGATGCAGCTTGAGGCGCAGAAGATGCAGGCGAAGCAGGCTGAGAACGCTCAGGACATCCAAGCCAAGATACAAGAGTTGCAAGTACGACTTGAAGAGGCGAAAATGCGCGAAGATCGTGAAGACCAGCGTACCCAGATGGAGGTCGCTGCCCGCATGAAGATGAACACGGATGACAATGACACGGCGAAGCGTCTGGCTGCGCTCGAAATTGCGTCTGGTGAACGTGTTGCCGTGTCTACTGGCACTGGCATCAACCCTAACCCGTAAGGAGAACGACATGGAAGCACTGAATCTGCACAAGGCGATGGCAATGGGCAAGGGCTACCCCACATCACAGGGCGGTAGCGGCAAGGATCCATCCCCAAAAGCACCAAAACCTAGCGGCGACGCTAAGAATCTTACCCGCATGAAATCTTTCGAGGCCAAAACCCCAAAGAGCGGAATGTGATTGAGAAGGTAATTGCTAGAATTAGGGCGGCGCAACAGAAGGCGGCATTGAATGCGGTGTCGCATCCCCCTGCGCCAGACCAGAATGTTGAATATTTATACGGTCAGAGGGTCGGCTACTACGCTGGACTAGACCAAGCCCTGAAAGAAATCGATGAGATTTTAAGGGACAGGGACGAGAAGGACGCAAAGCTTTAACAACCAGCATTGGAGAACGAAAATGCTATTAGAAACGCCGTTGGAAATGGAATTTGACTCGCTGGAGGACGCTTTCCCGGATGTTGAGTGCGGGATTGAGCCGATGGGAAGCCGGGTGATTGTCCAAATCCGCAGGGCAAAGCAGCAAACAAAGAGCGGACTCTATATTCCAGAGGAAGCTCGCAAGACTGAGGCAAGCAACACGCAAGTGGCGAAGGTTGTGGCGGTTGGTACGCTGGCATACCGGAACCGGAACACGATGGAGATGTGGCCTGAAGGCGCTTGGTGCGCTGTTGGCGACTTTGTCCGCAGCCCAAAGTACGGCGGTGATCGCTGGACAGTCAAATTGGGTGACGAGGAGATCGAGTTTGCGATGTTTGATGATCTGAACATTCTTGGGCGTGTTAAAGGCGATCCGAGGAAGATCAGAGCATTTATCTAACGGCTGAAAGGAGTCGATAATGAGTAATGACACGAACGAAACTCTCGTCGAAGATGATGGCGACGAGGTAAAGGGTAAAGAATACGTTGCCGTTGAGGATGATGAGCGATCTGGCGCAAGCGCCGAGGACGAAGGTCACGACGGTGATGGTGATGGTGAGGACGCAAGGCTAGATGCGGACAATGAAGACCGCGAAGATCTGCGCCGCCGTCGCCGTGAAGAGAAGCAAGAGCGTTCCCAGCGCCGTAAGGCTGCAATGGAGCGTGACAAGGCTGAGTTGGATCAGTTGCGCCGTGACAATGCCATGCTTGCCCAGAGAATGCAGGCAATTGAGCGTCGTTCGGCTAATTCTGATGCTAGCGCCTTGGAAGCTCGCTTGCGGGAGTCTGAGGAAGAGGTTCGGGCTGCTGAATATGTGATCTCGCAGGCAGTCAATGCCGGTAACGGTGAGGATGTAGCCAAGGCGATTCGTATCCGTGATGAGGCGATTGCTCGTTCCCGTGAGTTGACGGTAGCGCAGATGCAGATGAAGCAGCAGCGTCAGCCACAGCAGCCTAAGCAGGAACAGGGCTTGTTGGATCCGATTGGTCACAGGCTGGCGCAGGATTGGGCAAAGATGAATTCTTGGTTTGATCCAGATGGTAGGGATGAGCGGTCAAAGGAAGTGATGAAAATTGACCAAGAACTGATAAATGATGGCTATAATCCTAACAGTCTGGAATACTGGAACAAATTGACATCGTTGACCAGCAACCTAGCTCCTAACCGCCGCTCGCAATCTAAGGGTGGCCCACGGATGGGATCGGGCAACGAGAGAAGTCAAGGTTCAAGCCGTAACGAAGTTTATATTTCACCTGAGCGCAAAGCTGCAATGATTGAGGTTGGCGCATGGGAAGACCCCGTCCGTAGGCAGCGAATGCTAAAGCAATACGCTGAATGGGACAGGAACAATAAATAATGCAACTCGCTGATAAGGAGTGAGAAATGAGTGACGAAAGACTGAAGAAAATTGCAGACCCTGCCCGCCAATCGCGAGCCTCGCAGAATCGTGAGGTTACTGAGAACCGAGAGGTATCTGATGATGACAGAGTCGAGATGTTTAGGCATCAATTTTTTCAAAGTGCATTGCCTGACTTACCGAAAATTGATGGGTATCACACTTGCTGGTTGACCACAACAAACCCACGCGACACGATTCAATCTCGTACTCGCCTTGGATATGAGCCTGTAAAGCCGGAAGACATTCCCGGCTGGGAATACGCCACCATTAAAACTGGTGAGTACGCTGGGTTCATCGGGGTCAACGAGATGCTGGCTTTTAAGCTTCCACTGCGTCTATATCAGATGTTTATGGAAGAGGCTCACTTTAATGCGCCTGCGCGTGAAGATGAGAAGCTAGTAGCCATGACTGAAGGTATGCGAGAGCAAGTCGAACGGGCTGGTGGGAAACTCATTGAGGGTGACGGTATGCAGGATTTGCGCTACGTTCCTGAGCGCCCTGTCTTTACTGATTAATGATTAGGGTGCAAGGGTTTGATATGACATATTTTTAAGGAAATATTATGTCGAACACTGTTAATGCACCATTCGGGCTTCGTCCCGTGTACCACCCAAGTGGTTATGTGCGTCCGCAGGCTTTTACAATGACTGATAGCTACAATACGACAATATTGCAGAATCAGCCCGTGAAACTCTCTGCGGATGGCGTAATCGTACCAGCGGCAATTGGTGAGGCATTCATTGGTACTTTCCAAGGTATTGAGTTCACCGACTCTGACGGTCGTCGTCGCGTATCCAATAAGCACATTGCAAACAATGTGGCAACAAACATTATTGCTTACGCAACTTCTGATCCATTGATTGTTTATGAGATTCAGTCAAACGCTGCTATCAACGTAACCAATATTAGCAACCAATTCGACACAGGTACTATTACCGCTGGCTCTGCAGTCACTGGTTTGAGTGCTGTTGTTTTGGATGTTTCTACTGTTACTACGTCAGGTAGCGCACAATTGCGTCTGATCGGCATCACACCCGGCCCAGATAACGCATTTGGTGATACTTATGTGATCTGCCAAGTTGAGATCTCTGAGCATCAATACGTTGCTGACAAAGTCGCATTCTAAGGAGAGCGGATCATGAATAAATTATTTAATACCGCTTTGACGAAGATTAGCGGCTTCATCAAGAGCATTGGTCATAGCATCAATGACGCACTTTTTGGCCTTATGGTCAAAAGCGGCCTCATTATGTGCGCCGTTCCAATGCGTTCCACCGACTTCCGCTCGATTGTTGAGCCGATCCTGAACGAAGAGTTCGACGGTATCTACGATCAACGCGCTGACGAGTGGAAACAAGTGTTTACCCAGCGTCAAGGCATTCCTCGTAATTACCACGAGGAACCAGTTCTGTACGGTTTCGGTGCTGCACCTGAACTGCCAGACGGTATGCCAGTGACGTATCAGGCTGGTGGTGTTCTGTTTAACGCACGTTACGTCTACAAAGTCTTTGGTCTTGCATTTGCTCTGACTAAAGTTCTGGTAGAAGACGGCGACCATATCTCTATCGGTCAGACCTATGCCAAGCACTTGGCTCAGTCGCTGATTGAGACTAAGGAAACCCTGTGCGCCAACATCCTGAACCGTTCGTTTACTGGCGGCGCTTATGCTGGCGGTGACGGCGTGTCCTTGGTTAACTCTGCACACCCAATCGCTTCGGGTACTTTCTCAAACGTATTGACTACTCCTGCGGCTCTGTCGCAGACCTCGCTTGAGCAGATCCTGATTCAGATTCGCAACGCTGTTGACAACAACGGTAAGCGTATCCGTCTGAATCCTGAGAAGCTGGTTGTCAGCCCATCGAACGTCTTCCAAGCAGAAGTTCTGCTGAAGTCTGTTCTTCGTGCTGGTAGCGGCAACAACGACATCAACCCAGTCAAGTCAATGGGTATGTTGGGTGGCGGTCAAGCTAACCTGTCCCGTCTGACTTCGACTACCGCTTGGTGGATCAAGACTGACGCTAAGGTCGGTCTGCAACTGATGATGCGTCGTGCGCTTGAGAAATCGATGGAAGGTGATTTCGAGACCGATTCGATGCGTTATAAGGCTACCGAGCGTTACATTCCGGGTTTTACTGATCCTCGTACCGTTTACGGTACAGCAGGTATCTAAACCTAGCTAGGGGCTTCGCGCCCCTAGTTTTATTTTACTTTGTCAAGCTTTTCAAGGAGAAGACAATGCCTCAGTTTTCAGATGACCTTTTTCTAGGTTCCGCTATTACTGTTCAGGGTACAGATGCTTACCCTACTGTTTCAACTTTTACTGGCTCAATTGCTGCCACTACATTAACTGTTACCGCAATGCTTTCTGGTGACCCAATTACTGTTGGTATGTTTATTGACAGTTCAACGTCACTTACTAATGGAACCTACATTACTGCTTTTGGTACGGGTTCTGGCGGTACAGGCACTTACACCGTAAGCGCTTCACAAACCGTAGCAAGCTCCACAATCGTTGGTTCTGGTAATGCTTTCTTGCAAAACCCGTCTCCAATGAGCGTAGGTGTTGGCCCACTAGGTCGCATTTATTTTTGGGACGTTGTGCCACAACCAAAACTGACAACCAATATTGTTGCCGCTGTCATTACAACTGCTACCACGCTTACGCTTGCCGCAGGCGCAGGGGTGACATCAGTAACCACATATGGTGGCACAACAGGCTTGCAACTTGACTGCCCTCGTGCTGTTTCTACGACTACAGGTGCTGGTAGCCCAACCACTGTTAACATTACTGTTTCTGGTTACGACTACTACGGTCAAGCCATGAGCGAGGTAATTGCAACAGGAACAGTGGCATCAACAACTGTAAACGGTAAGAAAGCCTTTTACCAAATTACCAGTGTTGTCTCTTCTGGCGCAAGCGTGGTAACCGTTGCGGTAGGTACAACCGACATCTTGGGTGCGCCATTGCGTATCACTGATAGGGGCTACGTCACTCGCGCTGGCTGGGACAATACTTTGGCTGAAGATGCTGGAACTATGACTGTTGCCGCTACCGCCACAGCAACCACAACCACTGGTGATGTGAGAGGTACTTATTTGCCCTCGTCAGCTTGTGACGGTATCAAGCGTCTCGTAATGGGGATAGCCTTGCCAGCAATTGCGGTTGGCCCAAATGCCACTCGCGTTGGCGCTCTTGGTGTGACTCAAGCGTAATTAGACGGCGGGGGCTTCGGCTCCCGTCTTACTTAGGAGCTATTAATGGCAAACGTGCTTACAAGTCAAACCATCCTTGATGGAGAGCGTTTGGCTATTATTAAAGTTACTGGTCTGGTTGATACCGCAGAAACTGGTGTAATTAAAGTTGATGTGTCTACCCTGAACCCTCAAGGCGCATTGGCCTGTACTGGTTGTAAGTTAAATCGAATCTGGTATCAAACTCATGGTTGTGAGGTGGAGTTGCAATATGCTGCAACAACCTCTGTAATGATTATTGCCATCCCGCAAAATAATAGTTATTTTATGGATTACAGTATGTTTGGCGGTATTCCAAACAACGCTGGTGCTGGAAAGACTGGCGACATTACATTTACCACGCGAAATGTATCTGCTAACGATACATACTCAATCGTAATGGAAGTCATTAAGACTTACGGCTGATCATGGCATACATAACCATACCAGCGTTACCAGCGGGAACCGCGCTTACTGGCCTTGAGCAGTTTGAGTCAGTTCAATCATCGGTATCGGTCAAGCTGACCGCAAACCAGATGAAGACGTTTGTTTCTGTCAATCCGACATTTACTGTGTCCGATGCTGCGACTAATACGGTATCAAATGCAGCGATTTTCCAGCACGATACGTCGGGAACTGTTGCCGCTGGTTTTGGTACTGGCATTCAGTTTAATTCTGAGAATGCTGTTGGCGCTATTGTGGACAGTATGGACATCCAGTCTATCTGTACAAACCCAGCATCAGCAGCGGAAGCTTTTGATTACGCATTGAGATTGATAGTTGCTGGCGCTTCAACTGAGGTCGCTCGTATTACTAGCACATATCGCCTTGGTTTAGGTACAAGCACTCCATCGGCTACTTTCCACGGTATCGCGTCTGACACCAATCTAAATACTGTCACCACTGGCTTGCTCTTAGAGCATCTGACATCGTCTGGCTCTGCTGGTAACGGTATCGGTGTTGGTATTGACTTTGTTGCTGAAAATAACGCTGGCGTTGCAAAGCTTGGCGCAAACATTCAAGCGATTGAGGTAGACGTAGGTACTGGCGCTGAAGACTTTGACCTTGCATTTAATTTGATGCTAAACGGTGCGTCACCCACCGAGGTGATGCGCTTAAAAAGCACTGGTCGCGTTGGAATTGGTACAGCCAATCCAAACACTGAGCTTGAAGTTCTGTTTGAGGATGCGACAACTAATGCGGCAGTTACTGTTGCTAGGTTTACCCATGCAACAAGCGGATCCCCAGCGGTTGGTATAGGTACGGCAATCGACTTCTCTACCGAGACTTCGTCAAACGTCTTTAGAACTGGCGGCGCTATTTACTCGGAAGCCAGAAATGTTGGCTTAGGTGTTGAAGACTTTGATATGGCATTTGCCCTCATGATTGATGGCACTGCTGGTACTGAGGTCATGCGTATTACCAATGAAAAGTTCTTTGGTATTAATACTGCAACACCCACAACGAGTATTCAGGCGGTTAGAGAGGATGCGGCGACCAACACGGTCACGCCGATGCTGCGCTTGACGCACACGACATCCAATACGCCAGCCATTGGCATTGGCACATCGATTGAAATTGAAACAGAGACTTCAATTGGTAACAACGAGATTGGCGGCGTAATTGAGTCGGTAGCTTCAGTGGTCAGCGCCCTTACCGAAGAATTCAACTTGGTCTTCAAGACTATGTCTGCGGGCGCTACTGCAACTGAAAAGCTGCGCGTTGGCGAGGTAATCTATACGCCCAAGCACATGGGTATTGGTGTAGTCCCTGACAATACTGCTTGGCTCCATACCGGCGCTGGCACTACTACTACCGCTACGTTTGACCTTGACCCCGGCGTATTGTTGACTACGCCATTCACTGGTGCGTTTGAGTTTGAGGGCAAGTCCCTGTACTTCACACCGAACGGTACTGAGCGTGGTGTATTGCAAGCAGCGCAGATGTATCAGCTTAATGCTGACCGCACTGGAATTAGTGCGCTCATAACAACAATTCAAAGCTTGTTTGGTAAGGCTGTAGCAGTTCAGGCTGGAACTCGTTACCAGTATGAGTTGAATTTAACTTTGACGTTTAACGCAAGCGCGAACTTAGCTAGGACAATTCAATATGCTTTAGGTGGTGGCGCAACTTTAACCGCTCATGAGTACGAGGTTATAAGCACAATTGTTAACCCGTCAACAACGCCTACGGCGGCGAACCTTATGTCAAACAGAATTACCACAGGCTTTAGTACGTTAGTGGCTGTTACCGCATCTTCTGCTGTGGTTAGCGTCGCAAACACACTTCGTATTCGTGGATCATTTGATGTAAGCGTTGCCGGAACTGTTGATTTTAGTTTTGGTCTTAGCGCAGCACAGCCAGCAGGGTCAACAATAACCGCTTTGGCTGGTAATAACGTATCTCTATGGCCTGTTGGCGCTACTGGTGCTGATACCCAGATTGGTAACTGGACGTAATATGGCGATCATCAAAGGCTGGCATTTTGCAAAAGGTGGTCAGGTCAACCTGACTGCCAAGCACAAGAACCCAGAGGGTGGGTTGAGTCAGGCTGGTCGTGATGCCTATAATAAGGCTACTGGAAGCAATTTGA